ACTTTCTAGGAGTAATTGAAACTTTAGGAACTAAATTACCATATAAATCTAAAGTTTCTTGTTTTTGAGCAAGTTTTAAAAGATTTACCCTAGCATCTAGTTCAGCTTTTAATGTCGAATAAATTTTGTCATCTGAATAATTAACGGTATTTCCACCATCTACAGTATTAAAATCTACACCGTTTACATTTGTTTTTTCGTAAGGTAATAATAGCCTTAACTCTCCTTCTGCGGTATCAATAACGTTTTTTAGTCTTACTATTGTAGACATAAATTCGTGAATGCCCACATTTCCACTTTCTATAATATTGTCTACCATTCTTTTACCAGTAAGAATTGCGTCTTTTTTTGTAAAATTACTATCATACATTTGCACCATTTCTTCTGCTTTCATTTCAAAAAATTGTAATTTACTCATAATATTTATTTTTGTGTTAATTGTTCTAATGCTAATTCTTGAAGTATATTTACAATGCTTTCTTTGAAAAATTCAATAATATTATCGTTTGATAAATATACTTCTCTAATATCAAACTCTGCTTCTTCTGGTCTTTCGTAGTAAGATACAGGTCTATGTTCTTTTGTGTAATAACCCCAAACCGTAAAATCTAAACCTTCGTAACTAATTGTCAATTGCTCCATAATTATATATTTTTATGGTGTAAAGATAATTTAAAAGTTAATTTAAACAATACTTTTATTAAGTAATTTAACAAAAATTTAAGATTTAATTTATTTCAAGTATATGCATAAACAATTATTATTGTAGATTGAAGTTAAATAATTGCCTTTGCATATAATTAAAAAACCCACTAAAATTAATTAGTGGGGTTTTGTCTGTTATGTCAATAAGGACTATTTTACTCTCGCCTAAGATAGTTCGTTTAAATCTATCGCACTGGTACCCATAATATCTTTTAACTGATTAAATATACTTTCTGAGTTTTGACCCCAATACATATCACATTTACCGTCTTTTATAGGTGGCTTAGTGAAATACGATTGCATATATTTAGATTTATTAGCTGTAAATCTGTAACAATTATCTTTAAAATTACAGTCTTTTCCTGAACACATTGTTATATCTGCCATTATAATTCCATCATTACGTTAGTAGCTCTATTACCATACTCAACAACTCCACATGAAATAGCAGGTTTAGCGTAGTTTTTACCGTATGCCATTGCATATGCTTTATTATCAACTCCGCATCCTACCTGCATACCAAATATTTTAAAGTTTGAGCCTACAATCCATTCGATATAACATTGAGTGTGTAGATGACCTTGCACAACTGATTGTAGATCCCTTCTTGCTCTATTTCTTGCAGTTCCTCCCTCTCCATGAATGTATAAAACTTCATCTATTTCTATAGACTCTACAAACTTCCATCCAATAACCTTTAGCACTTCCGCATAATCTCTTATCCACATTTTAGATAGTCCGCTAGTCATTGCCTTACGCATTATTAATCTATCGTGATTTCCTATTGTTACGTATGCTTCAGGAAAAGCCTTATACCATTTTTTAATATTGTGTATTGCAAGTTTAAGCTCTTGACCTGCTGAGTGTCCGTCTGGGTCTGTTTCGTGGTAGCTGGAAGCGTGATTGTCTATTATATCACCAATAAATACAACGGTGTCACAATTATAATATTTATATGTAACTAAACAATGATCTAAATAATCTTTTAAACAAAATGGTTCGTGTAAATCTCCAATTATTAAAACACGCTTTCCATTATTAGTTATTTTTATATTTTTTGGTAAATCTTTAATATCTGATTGATTTTTAAAAGCATCTAAAAACACAGCTTTTCTGTTTGTATTTATAAAATCAGTATTATCTTGATTTTGGTTTATAGATTCTTTTAAATTAACTGATTTTTCTGCTGTAACATAACCAGCCATAATCGTGTTTAAATGTAAGTTTTCCTGTTGTTCGCTTAAAGTATATCTGTTAATTTTCTTTAATTTTAATCCTAAAAACTTAGCTTGCAGATCATTTAAACGATAACGTCTTCTATTGTTTTTCATAAATTTTACATTTTTTGGTTTGTCAAATATATAAAATTTCTTATAAAAAAGAATGTTTTTCTTTGTTTTATTTTTTGCTAAATATAGATATTGTTCTCGATATTAATTGATTATGCCATTTTGATTTTATTAAATATAAATATAAGCAAGTAATTATGCTTATTATGCCTACAATCCATACCCAACTAGAAACACCCTCGTTTTGTGTTTTTTTTATTTTAGTACTCTTGTAAGTTGTGATATTAATATAGCGAACAGAATCTATATACCTTGCTACTTCAATGTATTTTATATTATTAACAGATTCATTTTTTTGGGTAAACGTTTCTTTAATCCCGTACTGAGTAGGTTCTTTAATATATGTATAGCCTTTGTTATAAGAAAAATTAAAATCAGCGTTTTTGTAATTTAAAAAATCAGATGAAGCCTTAAAACTCTCTGAATTTAGTTTATCTATCGATTTTGTTTGCTCGGTACGTCTAACACCACAACCCAATAAAACAAACAAAAGTAAAAGAGTTAATTTTTTCATATTATTTAGTAAAAAATAAATCCGCTTCTGATTTTCTCCTTAACACTAAACCTCGTAAAGCTACACCGTCGGCTGTTATGTATTTCGTCGTAAACCATTGATAAATCTTGTCAACTCCTTGATAAGTATTTATGTATTTAAAAAGAGTAGAGCTTCCCCCTGTGTTATAAGTGTAACTAACTAAGGCATCAAATTGGTTTTGAGTTAAAGGTATTTTTATCTTTTTAGATACTATAGTTTCGTAGGTGCTTAGGTCTGATTTTAACGCTTCTAAGGCTTCTTTTATTGTATGCATACTAATATTAGCGTAGGCTAATTTTTTACTCGCTGTGCCTCTTATAAAGTTACCATTTTTATCTCGCATAGCTCGCCCGTAGCCTTCCGTCCAAATACCTATAGGATCCATTTTAGGTTGTAATCCTATTTGTTTTAAATCCCCGTCATGTAGACCTTCATACTTTAAAATAATGTCAAAACCTGCGCTAGCTGTCTTCATATCTTTTTTTTTAAACCTTCACAAATAACTTGTAAATCCTTGTATTTTTTATCTAGTTCCTTAAATTTCTTTTCCCAAGTTTCAGCACTTTCCATCAAAATTGAATTCCTTAGCTCTAAACCATCTAACCGACTTAATAATCCATCGTATTGATCTTTATAGTGCTTTAAAAAAACATCGTATGTTCGTTGCATTGCTTCAACGGCATTTGCGTTGTCTTTTTTTTCAGAAATTTTGCTTGTCTTTCTGCCTGTAATAAAGAAAATTATTCCAGATATAATTGCGCCTAAGTATTGTAAATTTTCCTGCATTTAGTAAAGATAAAAAAAAGAGATTTTACTCTCCTTTTTTGTAAATATTATTTTCTTGTTCCGGTAACGCCCGCATCTTTTGAAACAATAAGCCCCAAAGATACCGCAATTGTTGTAATGGCAGTCGCCACTTCTTGACTAATGTAACCCATTTGAACGGCTACTAATAAAATTGCTACGGCTATGCCTGCAACTGTTGTTTTCCAATTTTTCATTTTATTTTTGTTTAATTAATTATATACTCTTATTTCTATTGTGTTATTTAACAAGGTATTATCTCCTGTAGACATTTCGATATTAATAACACTTACGCTACTTCTGTATATTCTTAATTGGCTAGCAGAACTATCTGTTATAAAAAGTGCTGTTTTTAAATTAATAAATGCGTTAGATAGTGTTAACTGATAAGCACCTTGTGTGTTTCTTTGATATGTCGGAACTCCGCCTAAAGTATTTTCTAAAACAGTAGCTACAGGCACGTTTGTTCCAGATTGAGTTAATAAAGCTGTGTAAACTTTGTATGGTTTAATTGAAGCCACAGTTACCTGTCCTAAAGTAGCCAGTTCTGTTTCTAATTCTGCGGGTGATGCTGTTACTGTACCACTAAACTTACCGTTACCTACAACGTCTAGTTCCTTTGTTGGGTTCGGTTGGTTTATGCCTACGAATCCAGTTATTCTTGCCAAAGCCAGTATAGGTGTTGTGTTTTCAACACCACTATTTACCCTATTAAAAGAAAAGACGCCGCTAATTGAATTCCCTCTAACCACTAAACCAAACTCAGAAGATTGAGATCCAGGATCAGACAAACCTAGAAGTTTCTGATTTCCGCTAGGTACAAATATGTCTAATCTTGATGATGGAATTGTTCCTATTCCTACATTCGTTCCATCATCAAAAATAGAACTAGGACCCACCGCGCCACTACCTGTGAATTTAGCTATTTGATTTGTTGTGCCTGTGCCTGATATTTTTGTAGCTAACCCCGCATTAACGGCATCTACAGTCGTATACCTTGCACCAGTACCGTCAACTACTAAACTATTTTGTTTGTTAGCCACATCTTCTGCGGTATAGCCTAAAGCTGGAGATGCAACTGAACCGTTGGCAGTTGTTCCAATTGAAGGTGCAAAAATAGCTTGTGAAATGTTGCTTAAATCGACTGTATTTCTAGTCAACACAATTGCGCCAAGATATAGCCCATTTTCAGCAATATCCAAATCAGTTACAAAAACGTCAGAATTTAACGCTGTAATTGCGGCATTAAGAGTTGTAAATACTCTTTGTCCCGGTTGTATGCGAACTACTCCATCTTGGAAGATATAAACCCTCTGAATAGTTGCTAAAGTTGCCGTAGACCCTACGGTTGTAATTGTCCCGTTTAAATCATAAATTGCTGGAGTTATGTTAGTTATATCTGACCCCTCCGCCCCTGTCTGAGTTCTATACCTAAAAGTGATAGGTTCCTGAGCTGCCAAAGTAAACGAATGTGGTTGCGTTGTTAAATTGTCAAAATTGGCTCCAGACTTAAAAACTCGCCCTAATTCCTTTTTTATTTTTAAATTATTTGAAACGGGAAAAACTCTATTTCCGCTTAAAGATCGAAACCCTAAGGCTTCTAATATATCTTGCACTTGTCCCCCAATTTCAATATTAACCGTCGGTTGATTGTCAATGTAAGTTACAGCGGAGTTATTTAAATGAATTAAAACCCCAATCCTTATATAATTACGCCTTTGTGTCGCTGTTAGTGGTACGTTTGTCAAAAATAAATCCCCATTAATATCAATAGCTACATATGTTTGTTTTTGAGTGGCTAGATTAGGAATAACGTTTGCAATTTTAGCAGTCCACGTAACTTTTGTGTATGTAGTATTATCCGGGTCGGAATGTCCGTTAACAACATATCCAAATCCAGCTGAAAGATTAAACTTTGCAGCATCTGTGTTTATTGTCAATAAACCACCTTGATTTAATCCTGTTGTCCCTACGTTTTTTAATATATCTAATTGCGCCTTATTGACTGCCTGATTTGCGAGCGTCGCAGTAGGCACCACAACCGAACCTGTAAATGTAGGGTTGTTAATATTAGCCTTTCCGCTTAATCCCGCATTAACAGCATCAACAGTCGTATACTTAGATCCACTACCATCAACCGCTAAACTATTTTGTTTGTTAGCTACATTTTCAGGAGTAAATCCTAATATAGAAACTAATCTTGAACTTGTGAAATAGTCTATAATTCCTTTAATAGTTGAATAAAAAGAATTTGAACTTTCATTACCTATTAAAGTGTTTTTTTTATTTGATATATTTTCTTTAATTACATTTAATTCTCTTCCCTGATTAGATGACAATACGCTTGTGGTGCTTGTAGATAATAAATCATCAACTATTGCAGATTTAGATAGTAATTTAGTGCTATCAAATTTAAAATCAGATCCTTGTGGGCTTTGACTTAGGTCGTTAGGGTCTAATATGTGAATTAATGCGTTATTAGGTAAATTTACTTTTTCCGCTAATTCTGATAATTTTTTATTTGCCATTTATCTATATATATAATTATCGTTATTTTGTAATATTTGTAAATCGTTATTTTCAAATTGCACGAAAACAGGGTCATTTGCGCTAGCTGAAAAAAAAGGTTGCCCAAAACCAAGTAAGTTACCTGTAAATGTTATGAACTCATTAACAGGTGTGCTTTCTCCAATTTCATTAATTGTGCAAAATCCATAATCTATACTTGCAACTTGTGTACCTTGTATTTTCCATTGTATTTTTTCTCGATTTCTTTTAATTTGTTTTAATGTATCGTATGAAAACTTTGAAGTATCTCCACCACTTATTGTTGTGTTTATTTGCAATCCATTAAAAGATATGTTGTAATTTTGTTTAACCGCTTGCGCTGTTGCCCATCCGTTTGATTCTCTAGTTGTAGTGTCTAGCATTTCAGAACTTTCGCTAAATGAATTGTCACTTAGGCAACCAATAGGATAAAAAACACCTTCAAAAGCTATTGATAAAATTCTATCTTCTCCTTTTATAAATGTACTCATTTTGTAAAGAT